GGAGAGCAAGCAGGAGATTGCCGAGGCATCCGGCATCCACAAGTCGATGCAGGGCCAGACCTCGGGGGCGACTTCCGGCCTGGCGATCAACTCCTTGGTTGAGCAGGGGCTGAATACGCTGGCCGAGATCAATGACAACTTCCGCTATTCACGCCGCCTGGTGGGTGAAATGCTGTTCGATCTGGTCAAGCAGAACCTGATGCAAGGGCCGGCGCGCGTGACCATCGGAGAGGGCAAGAACAAGAAGGTCATCCAGCTTAACCAGCAAGCCATCGACGAGCAGACCGGCCAGCCATTCACCCTGAACGACGTGGCCAAGGTCAAGGCCAAGGTGGTGCTCGACGATGTGCCGAGTTCGCCGACCTATCGCATGCAGCAGTTGCAGATGCTGACCGAGATCACCAAGAGCTTGCCGCCTCAGTTGCAGGGCTTCGTGGTGGATTTCGTCATCGAGGCAACCGATATGCCTGGCCGTCATGCGCTGGCCGACCGCTTGCGCGCCGCCGTCGGCATCCAAGACCCGGAGCAGCAGGCCGCTGCACAGCAAGCCCAGGCGCAGCAGGCGCAAGACCAGAAGGCCATGCAGGACAAGCTGCTGGTGCTGGACGCCGCCGAACGCGCCGCGCGTATCCGCAAGCTGAATGCCGAATCCGAGCGTGCCACCGGGCAGGCCCAACAGACGCAACAGCAGCCGATGGTACGCACGCCGCAAATGGCCGTGACGGCACCGGTCATTCAATAACGCGCCACACGCCGGCCCGCTTCGGCGGGCTTTTTTTTCGCCTATCACTATCAATTGAAAAAACGTCAAGTCGAATTGCTCTAGCCACCATATCCTTCACTCCACGACAAGCAGTTCCCCGTCATGGGTTATTGGCGTTTGTCGGAACCCTCGCAACCAACGCGATAAGTGGAGTGAAGCAAATGGCAGGCATCGAACTTGATTTGAGCAATCTTTCCGACAACCCCGAGGACTTGCAGAAGGTTTTCGATCAGCTTGAAAGCGGTGCAGAACCGCAGACAGCCGCGAAGGAACCCGAACCCGTAGCCAAGGAGGCGGACAAGGCGCAAGCCAACGACGAGCCGGCAGACAAGGAACCACAGAAGGCAGAGCAGGGCCAGTCTGACAACGAGAGTGACGCCGCTGGTGTCGCCACCAAGGACGGGAAGCATGTCATTCCGTACTCGGTACTCAAGAGCGAACGTGACCGGGCATCCCGAGCCGAGCAATTGGTGAAGGAAATGACCGACCGTGTAACCGCGCTGGAGCAGACCGTTCAGTCTGATAATCAAGGGGCGAAAACTGGTGAAAGCGCCCGCACCACCCCGCAAACGCCGATTGCAAGCGATCTCTCCCCGGAGGATATGGAAGCACTGAAAGAGGATTTCCCGACCGTCCATAGGGCGCTTCAAGCAACGATGGCGCGAGCCGCGCAGCTTGAATCGAAGTTGCAGCCAGTCGAGGACAGTGTGCGTAGCCACGAGGCCGAGCGTGCGCGCTCCGACACCGAAACGGTGCAGGACGCTATCGACTCGATTCCGAAACTGGCGCACATCCAGGCGACCAACGCCGAAGCGTTTGAACTGGCAAAACAGTTCGACGCCACGCTGCGATCACAAACCGCCTGGGCTGAAAAACCTCTGTCGGAACGCTTCGCCAAGATCACCGAAATGGTTGAGAGCGCATTGGGGCCGATTGATTTGCCGAGTACAGCCAAGCCAGCTTCACAAACGAGTGCCGTGGATTTGAAGAAGGCAGCACAAGCCAAGGCGGAACAAGACGCCAAGGCCGGTCGCACCAACGTGCCGACCTCCCTTTCCGAATTCCCGGCAGGGCAGCACGCCGCCCAGGACGAACGCGAAGCCGCAGAGAACATGAGTTCTCTGCAACTGGCCGACAAGTTCTCAGGGATGACGCCTGACCAAATGGATGCGTATTTCCGAACCCTGTAACCAATAACGAGGACTCAAATGTCTACCAATATCCCAGTCGGTTCCGCCCTCGCGCGGAAAATCTACTCGGTGGGCCTGTTCACCCGTGTTCAGCACGCCCCCGGTTTCATGAATCTAATCTCCGGCGAAATGCCGAAGGAAGGCAGCTTTGCCGCCAAGTCGAAGGGACAGACCTCACCGGACTACCCTATCGTCAAGGCCGGAGATCTGGCCAAGGGCGCGGGCGATACTGTCAGTATCGACCTGTTTAACATCCTGCAAGGCAAGCCGGTGATGGGCGACAAGCGCATCGAGGGCCGCATGATGCAGCTTACCTACTCCAGCATGGACGTGCGTATCGACCAGGTGCGAGGCGGTGCTGACTCCGGTGGCCGCATGACCCAGAAGCGCACCGTGCATAACCTGCGCAACATCTCCATGGCCGGTTTGCAGGCTTGGATGCAGCGCCTCGAAGATCAGACCGCCATCGTGCAACTGGCTGGCGCTCGCGGCTCCCAGAACACGACGGACTGGGTTGTGCCGAATCAGGCCGACCCGGACTTCGGCGAGATCATGGTCAATCCCGTCAAGGCGCCGACCAAGAACCGCTACTTCGCGGCCAACGACGCGACCACGCCGTCAAACATCGGCACCAACGATGCGCTGACCCTGCAAGACGTTGACCGTATCGTGGCGCAACTGCGCGAATCGCCAGTGGTCATGCAGTCGGTCAAGATCAAGGGCGACGACCGCTCCTGGAACGATCCGCTGTGGGTGATGTTCGTCACCGAACGCCAGTGGCTCTACCTGCAAAGCCGTACCAGCCAGACCACCTGGCGTCAGGCCGTGACCAACGCTTTCGAGCGCAAGTCGGGCGGCCTCAAGCATCCGCTGTTCGATGCCTACGAGACGATCATGTGGAACGGCATGCTCATCAAGCGCATGAACCGTTACGCTATTCGCTTCGACACGGGCGACAACGTGATTATCGACACGGGCGGCAGCGACGGCGGCACCTATACCGAGAGCACGGTGCAGACCGCGCAACCGGTGGATCGCGCCATCATCGTCGGTGCGCAGGCGCTGGCCAAGGCTTACGGCAAGTCGGCATCGGACTACTTCTACGACTGGTCGGAGAAGGAAGTCGATCACGGCAACAGCATCGAAACCGTCGCTGCATCCATGACCGGTTCGGCCAAGATTCGCTTCAAGATCGACGGCACCGATACGGACTTCGGCGTGGCCGTGGTCGATAGTTACTCGCCCGATCCGGCGTCTGCTGCTGGCCGCACGCTGCTGGGTTCCTGATCGAGTTAATCTCGACGAACACGGTAAGATTGAGTAAATAACGGGGGCTTCGACCCCCAACTGAAAGGAATCTTGAAATGTCCATCATCAATGCACCCTCCTTGCAAGACACCGTTTATAGCGGTGAATGCCCAGCGGCGGCTGCGCACGGTTACGTGACGCTGGCAGCCGCGCAAATCGGCGACGTGATCCGGCTGAATAAGGTCTATGCCGGAACCAAGGTGCTCGACGCTCACATGGTTGCCGCTGCCCTCGGTGCCGGAACCACGCTGGCGCTGGGCTTTGAGTACGTCAACGGCGAGGCTGGCGGTTCCGACACTGCCTTCCTGGCTCCCACCGCGACGACCGCTGCAAGTTCCACGCACATGTCCTCCAAACCGGTCACGCTGGCCTACGACGCTTACATCATCGCCACCGTCGCGGGCGGCGCGGCAACCGGCCAACTCGATACGGTCTTGACCTACGAGTTCAGGGGCCAGTGATTGCCCGTGAGCAGCCGTGAGCAATAGGCGGGGCGGCCATGTGCGGCCCCGTTTTTTTGAATCCAAGGAGAACACCATGTCCAACCTCGTGAAACTCGTCTATGTCGGCAACAAACCCTCTGCCTTCGACAATGTGGCGCACTCGGGCAAATGCTGGAACGGCAAAGGCGACGTGCTGGAAGTCACCGACGCGCAGGCCAAGCTGCTGCTGAAATACCCGGATCAATGGAATCTGGCAGACGAGGCCGACCGCGCGCGCGTCGAGACGCCGGTATCCATCCAGAGCACCGGAGAGGACGGCCAGACGGTGACGATTGACCCTGAAGACCTGAACAAGCCATTGGAGAAGATGAACAAGGCCGAACTGCTGGCCCTGGCCAAGGAAACATGGGACAAGGATCTGAATGTCACCATGACCAAGAAGGCCATGATCGACCAGATTGAAGAATGGAAACACGAGCTGGGCGACCGTTGAGTCGAATTGTTGGGCGACTCCCATAATCGACTGCCATGGCCAACATCAAATATTCCGAACTGCTGGACGAAGTGCTGCCGTACCTGGCCGCCGATCCGTCCGACCCGGTGACGGAGAACGCCATCAAGCGTACCGTCATCGAGTTCTGTGCCGGTTCGTGGATCTGGAAGCACTTGCCCGATCCGCTGGATGTCGTGGCCGGTGAAAGCGCCTACGACCTTGAACCTCTGTCTGGTTCCGATGTGGCCAGTGTCATTGCCGCAGAGCTTGACGGCGTGCCGCTGTCACCGAAGGACGTGGCCTGGCTGAACAAGGAAATCCCGCGCTGGCGCACCGTGTCTGCCCGCCCAAAGTATTTCACGCAGGTCGATACCGAGCAGGTGATTCTGGCCGCGCTTCCCGATTCCAACATCACGGGCGGGCTGACCACCACGCTGGCGCTGCAACCGTCGCAGTCGGCAACCAGCTTCCCGAAGTGGATCTTCAACCAGTACCTCTACGTGCTGGCCGAGGGCGCCATCGCCAAGCTGATGCTGATGCCGGACAAGCCGTGGACGGACATCCAGAACGGCGCAGACCGCCGCACCAAGTTCGAGGCCGGTATTGCCAATGCCCGCGCTTCTGCCCTGTCCGCGCTGGGCAGCGCACCGCAGCGCGTGACGGCGCAACATTGAGGACAACCCCATGGGAACGATCATCGCCAGCAGCGTCATCGAGAAGGCGCAAACCATCCTGCAAGACGTAACCGGCGTGCGCTGGCCCGTGGCCGATGAGTTGCTGGGCTGGCTCAACGACGGACAGCGGGAAGTCGTCATTCTCAAGCCGAACTCGCACCTCAAGAATCTGGCTGTGCGCATGGCCGCAGGCACCAAGCAGAGCCTGCCTGCTGACGGCGTGCAACTGATCGACGTGGTGCGCAACATGGGCACCAACGGCAGAACACCAGGCCGCGCGGTGCGCATCGTCATGCGCGAAATCCTCGACGCCCAGGTGCCTAACTGGCACTTTGCAACCGCTGCCGCCGAAGCCAAGCACTACGTCTATTCCTTGCTCGACCCGAAGAATTTCTATGTCTATCCGCCACAGCCAGCGGTCAGTCCGGGGTACATCGAGCTTGTCTATGGCGCAGCCCCGGCTGACGCCACGCTGAACGGGCCGATCACGCTGGACGACATCTACCAGAACGTGCTGGTCGATTACATCCTGTACCGCGCCTACAGCAAGGACACCGAATACACAGCCGACCAAAACCGGGCTGCCGCGCATCAGAACGCTTATATCGCGGCGCTGACCGGCAAGGCCAAGGTCGAAGTGGGAGCCAACCCGAATTCAATGGCGCCGGCCAATCCTAACGTCACCCCTAACACCCGCTAACTGAAAGGAGCAATGAAATGGGCGCTTTTTCCAACTACCTCGAAGAAAAGATCGTCGAGCACTTCTTGCGCAACAACGCAATTACGCCACCGACGACCGTCTATGTCGCGCTGTTCGAGTCCGATCCGGGCGAAGCAACAGGCGGCATCGAGACGGCCTACACCGGCTACGCTCGTCAGTCGGCCACCTGGACGGCACTGGACGCCAACGGCCAGACCAAGAACGTCGGCGCCTTGACCTTCCCGGCCAACGGCGCCGCTTCGGCCAGCGTGACCATCACCCATCTGGCGCTGTACGACGCTGCCACCAACGGCAACCGCCTGTTCTACGCCCAACTGTCAGCTTCCAAGACGCTCTCCCCAGGCGACGTGCTTTCGTTCGC